CTGCTGCGCCAAGCCTTGCTGCTCGATCTGCCATTGCGCTCTGCATTGCCTGAGAATAACCTGTCTGCCTTTGCTGCGCCGCAATATCAGCGCCCATTCTGCCATACTCACCTGCAAGCACACCTTCTGCCACGCCCTGTCTTGATCCGCCAAACGCGCCTGCTGCTGATGCTTGTGCGCCAAGCCTATTTGCTGCCATCTGGCGCTGCCTCTCTATGTCTTCCTGAGTGCGCTCAATAACAGCTTGCGTGTATGGGTTCATGTATTGGCTAACTCTGAGAGGATCAGTTATAGCACCTGCTGTGCTGCCCATCGCTTGCTGCAATGCTCCTGCTGCGGCTTGGTTTACGTTGAAACCGCTTGGAGCAGAAAGAGGTTGAGGCATTGTTTGAGGTAATTGTCTTGGTAATGTCGGGGCTGGCGCAGATGCTCCTGCTCCTCCATATGGAACAAAATTACCTTGCGGATCAATATAGCCCTGCTGACCTCCTTGAGAAATACCACCTGCTGTTGTTATTTGAGGCGCTGCTTGACGTTGAGCATACTGTCCAATGCCACCTTGTTGAGCCATATAATCACCAGTTGTTGGGTCTAGTTGGTTGCTTGACATGAAATTAAAAGCATCCTGCAAACTTCCAAATGTTGCAGTTGTTCCGCTACCGCTAGGACTTAATAATTTAAACCCACCAGAAGCATCTTGGGTAAGAGCGCCGCCACTTGGCGCAAAACCTATTTGATTTCCCGAAGTAAGTGTATTCGTTGCCTGATCGTATCCAGGTGCGTAAGAAAACCCACTTGGAGCCACGCCCGTTCCTGTTGATGCTGGGGGTTGTGCAAATAACCCACCTCCAGGTTGATTAAACTGTGGGCCAATTGGTAAGGCTCTAGCTCCGCTTGCTGGAAAACCCATTTTATAACTCCTTATTCATTTTAAAATCCAAACCCACCGACATAACCTTTGCCTGCTTTCTGAGCAGCTTTAACTCCGCTTGGCTTTTTGGGCTTAGGCATGCTTATAGGCGAGTCGTTGCTGTCATCTCTTTTTGGCTTAGGTTTTGGCTTAGGTTTTGGCTCAGGCTCATCTTTAGAGAGCAAGCCAAGTATATTAGCAACAGGCGATATTTTTCCAATATCAGTTGCAACTTGAGTTGCTATATTACCTACGTCCTTACCCATAGCCGAAAAGTGTTCACCAATTGTGTAATTAAATGGATTGTCTTCGCGGCGCGTATATCCTGCTGCTTTTGCCAAAGCAGGATCAACTTGGTTTGCGCCATAGCCTACAGAAATAATATCGCCTTTTTCATTCTCACCATAATACATTCTGGTTGAAACATTACCCTGACGATCCGTTGAAACACCTCCAGAAGCATCATCAGCAGCAGCGTAGTTTACTCTGTCATTTACTGGTATACCTGTAGGGCTGTCATTCGCAGCTTGCGCCATAGCCAACTCATTTGCACGCTGTGCAGCACGCTCATCCGCCATCGTACCCATCTGGGTATAATCAACCAAAGCAGGAGCATTTGCACCATAAGCACCAGTGAATGGGTCAATGAAAAAGCTGTCTAAATACGATTTCTGTGCAGGCCGTTGACGACCCAACTCAGCTTGAGCTTGCTCAAACATTGGCGCAGAGGAATAACCCCGAATACCGCCTGCATATTCCGTAGCCGCTGGCATGCCTGTAACTCCTGCGCCTGTCGGCGTTGCTAAACCAAACGCTCCTGCTGCGCCTGCCACATTCTGCATTGCAGCTTCCTGCATTGGTGTAAACGCAGCAACGTCTGGGCCATAATATGGAACATAACCCATTTGAGCAATTTGTTCTGCTCTGTTTAAATTACGCTGCGCTGCTCTTTCAATATATTCGGGTATCTCAACAGATGATGTTTGTGTACCGCCTTTTCCGCCAGACATTAATTAAACTCCTTTACATAAGACGAATGCGTGGCTTTCCAACCGTGCTTCGCTAATGGTTTCTTCCAGCCAAAACGACCAGTCATTGTAAGTGCCTCACATCCTTGAGCTTTTGCCCACTGTATCACATCTTGATGCATATCCAAAATCTGATCCAACTCTCCGCCTCCAAGAAAAACGTTCAACATCTTTTTACGAGGATATACCACAATTTCTGTAACAATACACCCCTTCTTAGAGGGCCACAATTGCATAGTGCCTTTGTAAAGACCTTCCGCCACATCCACAAAATCATGCGTGCCTCCAGAATACTCCAAAGCCGCCTCTATCCAAGGGCGGCATCTCTCTATCTCAGACTGAAATTGTTCCTTACTCATGTATCCTCGTTATCGCTAAAGTTGATGCAGGAGAAGCAGGGCTAAACGATGTTGCCGCAGAAGCGTTTAAACTTCCGCTTGTGCTATCAACTGCCCATTTCATTTCAATATAATCATTCGCAGCAAGCTCAAGTAAAAACGATCTTGATGCTGTCATAATGCCACCATTATTGTGAATAGTTTTTATTACAGTCATATTGTCTATATTTGTACCATTCTTAGCAGGCCAGAAATAAAACTTAACGTCACTTGCAGAGCTTGAGGTTATTTCTGCGGTAAAGTTTAAAAGATACTCACCCTTTTCTTCAAACACAATACGCTCTGGGTTTGCGCCATCACGATCTATTTTATATTTATTAGTCGGGGCATCATAAGTTATAGAGTAAGCTGTATTCGCTGATGCAGCCGTTTGGCTTGTAGTTCTCATAAGCTTTGCATGACCGCCACTCACAACAATCTGACGCCACTCATTGTCATACGATACAGTAGGCCATCCGTTTGCCCGATCCCACATTAACAGCGCATCATCTGTAGCAGGCTCTCCGCCAGTTTGCTGCACAAGAGGTATGCGCGTCTGACTTAAATAAGTCATCAAACGTCTGCCCCAAGTTTGCCAATCTTCGCCCTGCGGCTCTGGTGGTCTGTTTTGCTGTGTCACCTACGGCCTCCGCCCACAACGTCTAGCCTGTTTATGCCCACACGCCAATCTGTGTATTGTGCGCCCTCAACGCGCAGCCTAACCTGACGCCCAGTAAACCGCATGCTTGTTGGATTGCTCATCGTAAATGGACCATAACTGCGCTCAGTGTCATTCGGATAAAACCTAGTTTTAAACGTGGCGTTTACATCGCCTTGCGTTTTTTCATCTGGGATCATTTCAGTGACAGACATGACCTGATCTCCAGTGCCAATGCGAAACGGGCCACTCTCAGCAAATGGTGTAAGGCTGTCATACTCCAACCCAACTTCATGCTCGTAGATCTTTTTATCAGACGCTTTTGCCATCATAGGTTGACGATACACGCCACGATCTGTGCCTGCTGTTCTGTCTAACTCACCAATATACCAAGTGCCTTCGACATAGTTAAACACAACATAGCGATCATTCTCTGTGTTAGCTGCGCTTGGATAAAACCACCAAATCTCACCAAACATAGCATTTGACATACCAAAAGCTTTGCTGATCTGCGCTCTGTTTATGTCGTTAAACACATAATCAGACACATCGCATGGAAGCTCCGCAACAGCACTACCATTGTAGGTGTAGAAAGAATTAGCGCCCATCCAGAATGCGCCAGCATCAACAACAACTGCTGCCTCTCTTGCAGCTAATCCGCATGATGTGCCAACACGCTCAAAGCCATACACATAAGGAGGCCCAATGTAAGTGGCAGAATGGGCATCTCTCGTAGTTAAAATCAAAGTCTGCCCACGCACACGCAAACCCTTCATAATCGAGCCAGATGTGTTTAGCTCAATATCGCCTGCCTCGTTTGTCACGGCTGCTGTCCAGAGATTGTTGTTTTCTCTGTCTGACCACTGCACCTTACGAGGGTTGCCTCCTGCACCCAATGCAAACAAAAAACGCTCTGCTGTAACAACAAGACTTTCGTTATTAACAGGAGCGTTTGATAAAAGTTTAGCGGCTGGCACTTTCTTCATGCTAACAGCGTCAATCTCAAAAGCAGATGAAGCAGCAGTCTTTGGCTCGAACTTTATTGTGCCGCTTGTTGCGTCCATAACAAAACGATATGTATTTGATCCTGTTGCAATATCCTGACTTACAATGTCAGAGCCTGTTGTAAATTTAAAAATTCCTTCGTTTTCTGCTGCATTTGTTGCAGTAAAGGTAATCTCATACACTTCGCCTATAGTTAGGCCAGTCAAAGCTTGCTCTAATGCATGAACAGCCGAACCGCTATAATTTGCAGTACCACTAGAAATTGTCCAACCCGTTCCCTTTGTCCAATCGCTATCCGCATCAAACGTGCCATTTGTTATTTCTTCTGAGCCAGTGGTTGTATCTAAATCCCACTCGTAAATCTTGCCATCGTCTTCAGTCATGGCAACCATGTTTTGGCCCCATGTATCTAGCTGCCAAACTGTTGCAGGGGCAATATTTGCAGTGTCAGGCCGAGCCACACCCCAAGCGTATTTACCAAATATACCGCCGCCAAATCCAGTAAAAGACAAAGCATCTTCTCTGCCCGTTGACCAACGCTCTGGCGTAATATCATACTGAGTGCCTGCTGCGTTATAAGCATAAAGATGATTGTAAGAGCCAGTGCCGATCCATCTGTTTGCTGTATTGTCAGCCCAAGTAAGCATACCGCGAAGCTTTGCATCGCCTGCCGTGTCTGACCTGGTACGCCATCCGCCTATCGGACGCATAATGCCGTCATGCCATCTGACTAAGCTGGCATCGCGCCAACGGCCTTGTGACTGTAAATCTGTTCCGTTGCGATATACGCCTGCTGGAATGTTTAAATCAATTAATGCCATTGACGCATCCTTATTATTTTATTTACTCAGCAGCAATGTCCTCTGGGCTTGCTTCGAGTGATTGCTTTAGCAAGTTTAGAAAACTATCCCTGCCCACTCTCATCTGATCTACGCTAAACTGAGCAGAGCCAATCTTGCGCTCTAGGTCTGAGATGTGCCGAACAAACATCTGCTGCTCGTCCGTCATGTCTTCTAAAGTGTATTCTTTGTCATCAATT